TTAAAAAAAAAAAACCACTCTTAGAGTGGTTTTTTATTTAAATTTTCATAGTGAGTATTAGTCAGTAATAGCAGCTACGATTGTTGGATCAATACCGTATGCTTGTAATGGTTCCATTGCTGTAAAAGTTATTGTATAACCGTTAGCGTCAGCCTTAGCAGTTCCAGTTCCACCATCAATAGCACTTACATAAGAACCTTCAGATAATCCTGATAACCAGAAGTTACCATTCGAGTCCTCAATGATTAAAGAAAGTTGTTTTTGACCTGCGATTAACTGATCAATAGCAGTTCTTTTAGTAGTTTCTCTTCTATTTAACTTAAGAGTAAATACCTGATTAAAGAAAGTTGTACCTGCGATTAAATCAATCGCTACGGTTTCTTGAAATAGGTTCACGTTTTTGTTCGTTTCAAACTTATAGAAAAGAGCAGGACCTACCATCGTGATAGCATCAATCCAATCTCCAACTTGTGGAGCAGTTGCTCCACTAATAGTTACTGCTGATACATTTGCAAAGTCTGTTATTCTGATGGATTTTACTCCCCCTGAGTTTGTGTCACAGCTTAGGTTTAACCCTGCTGTTAATGCGTTACATATTGCCATTTTATTTATATTATTTTTTTAATAAAAAGAGGATCTAAGATCCTCTTTTTTAGTTTTGTTTATCTTAGTTATAGTAAACGATTTCAGAACCGTATACATAGCCTACGCCGAATTTAAATGAAGCGATCATGCGCACGGTTTTCTCGCCGGTAGTATTAGCCATCGGTAAAATTTTCACGTCATCAAAATCACTTACGAGATCCGTCAATAACAAAAGGTTAGACAATCTTGCAGCAACCATTCTGTTATTTGACATTCCTTTTGCTTCAATAACTTGAATACCTAAGTATCTTAACTCAGAGTGATCTTGCATAAAGTATGCTTCAGCAGATGCTGCAGCTAATGCTTGTCTGTAAAATCTGTAAGCAGTAGAAGGAACCATAATAACAGCCTCATCTAAAATTTGTGCAGGAATAGCATTGTATACCAATCCGATTTGTGCAATAATGTTAGTTGCAGATAAAGTTGCAGCAGTTACGTCAATAACTGTTCCATCACTTAGAAACTGTTTTTCAAGTCCGTCAGCTAATGATAAAGGGTACGACGCAGTTGCCGTGTTTCCTTTAAAAACGATTTGTTCTAAATCAGCAGATACTTTATTAGATACTTCATTCATTAAGAATGCTTCAACAGATGGAGGCATAACTTCTGCACCATTAGATCCTGGTCTCAAAAGTTGTGACAAATAATTTGTCTCAAAGGTGGAGGCACAGTAGGAAAGTTGGATTGCTATCGGAGCAACCTCAAATGATTTTTGTGACAAAGTTCCCTCACCTGTATTGTTAAATGAGCAAGAAAAAGGCTGAAGTACATTGCCAATATTTAGATTCGCCAGTTTTATTTTTGACTTTACATTGGGAATCAATGTGAATAATGATTTAGACGAACCAGTTAAAAGAGCATTAGCGTAGAAGCCTTCGGCATCACGGCCCGTAAAGACTGTATTATCTGTAAAAGATAGTTTAAAATTTTCCATTTTATATTTTTATTTTTTATATGCTATAAATATATATAGCTCGTTTTTTGTTCTTTTTTGTTAATACTTTTTTAAAGAACTTAATCTTTCCATAAGGTAAGCTTCCTTTTTTTCTTTTTTGATTTCAGAATCAGATTTAACTTTTACACTTGTTGCACCAGCCTTTTCAGAGATAATAGTAAGTTTTTCTTCAAGTTCTTTTACTTTTGATAATGTAGCTTCTTCCTCAGCAGTTAAACCAACATTTTCTAATGCATCAACTCTTGAAGATAAATCAGCAATAACGCCTCTTAGTTCATCAATAGTAGCAGCAAGTTCTTCATTTGTAGGTGCATTTGTAGTAGTTGCAGCAGCAGTAGCATCAGGTGCAACTGCCATATCTTGATTAGCCATATCAGCTGGAGTAATCTCAGTTACTTTACCAGTAACAATAACGATTTTAGTTCCATCTTCTAGTTCATATTCTCCACTATCAGCAGCAACAGAAGTTCCATCAGCTAACAATAAAGATACATCAGCACCAACAGCAGCAGGTCCATCCCATTGAAGAGTAAGACCATCTTTAGTTTTGTAATCCATAAGTTTTATGTTTTGTTTTTTATCTTCCATTTCGGAAGTCATTTTTATTAGTTCAGTTTCGCATTTTATTTCTATTGAAAACCCCTTTACTTTATCTGATTTAACTTCATTCATCCAAAAGTTTTCATCCTTTACCTTAACACCCCCAAACCAGCAACCTTCTGGTAATGAAAAACCATAATCTTGTGATTTATCTTTTTCACCAGTAATCCAGTTTTGTAATAGAACTGCATCAACTTTTTTGTCTGAGTGTTGAAAGTTGAATGCTTTATTATCACCACTTTCATTGTATTTGTCTGAAATTTGTTGAATAGTTTCTTTATCAAATACAATATTATATAGATCACCATTTTGGGCTTTTCTTAATATTAGTTTATCTGGAATCAACAAAGGTCCGAATAACATTTGTTTGTCTTTCTGTGCTGAGAATAGAATGTCTTCAACTTCTTTTGCAAGAGTGATCCAGTCTATTTCTATAGCTGGCAAATCAACAAGAGATATTCCATATACTCCAGTTTCTGAATCATCAGGATTGATGATTATTTTGTAAGTTGGTAATCTTTTTTCCATTATTTCTTAAATATATTTTTTATGGTTTTTGTTTTTTTTTACTAAAATGTCGTTCTTCTATTTTGTTTTAACTGACTTTTTTGAGCATTTGTAATCTCACTTTCTTTTACATATGTATAAATAGGTCTACTAACAATATCCAATATTAAACTTTTAAATTCTTCCATACTTGTATTTGAATCTTGTGCAACTGGTACATTTACCATTCCTCCATCTCTAAATGGAATAGGTTTACCTCCACCTGCTTGATTTATTGCATTTAAAGTTTTAGCATATTTTTTAGAAGAGTTAGCATTGATCACAACTTCACCATTAGAAAGATTTGCTTTAACCATATCATCCTTAGGTCCTCCTGGACCAGTTACTAAACCACCTAAAGCAAAACTAGGTTGTTGTGCAGCAACAAATATTGCCTCAGCAGCACCAGCACCAATAATATAAGGGATTAAAAACTTTTCAGCTATTAATGCACGTGATACAGCAACAGCGGTATTGATACCAATCTGAATAATATCCATTGCTTTATTTATGTTAAACTGATTAGTTTTTTGTTCTCTTACTTTTCTATCATACTCTGCCTGTGCAACTATTTTCTTATCAGTTATTTGTTTTTCAGCATCTATTCTACCTTGTTCTTCTGCTGTTATATTTTTACCTTGATTTTGAAAGTCTAAAAGTTCAGCATCAATAACAGCAACTTGATCATTATAGTTTTGTTGTAATGTATTATATTTATCAGTATAGAATGCATCAACTTGTGATCTTAATGTATTGTAAAGAGATTGACCTGCTTGAATAAGATAAGCATTCTTTTTATCTTCAATAGCTTGTTCTTTAGCTGCTTGTGCTTCTTTTTCAGCTAATCTTGCTTTACCAAAAGTATTGATATCTTCTTGTGTTTTTTGACCATAAACAACTCCAATCGCTAGAAGATTTTCTTCATGATTTTGTTTTAAAGTAGTTTCATTATCATTAAACTTTTTATTTATATCATCTTTATTCTTGTCATATTCTGCTTTAGTTATTTCTTCTTTTTTTAGAAATATTTCATTATCATTAAGTTGTTGTTGTTTATTTGAATAGTTTTGAAATAAAGCCTTATCAAAAACTTTCTGTTCTTCATCAGAAACTTTCACATAGTTTTTTAATAGATCTGCTTGTAAACCTTTTGTTTTATCAGTAAATGATAAAAGTATACCTAGTTCCTTTTTCTTAACATCAGTTAACTTCTTATTTTTATCATCTAGTAAATCAAATAATGCACTTAAACCAATTTGTCCCTCTTTTGGATCTATTGCAAAAACATTACCACTACCTTCTAGTGTTTTATTTATTTCAACTTCTGCATTTTTTATTATGTTAAACTTTTCACCATATAGTGCGGATAATATTTCAACACTTTTTTTATTATTACCAAGTTGATCCAAATTTGATTTTCTTCCTAAATCAAAAAGTTGTTCACTTTGACCTTTATATTTTTCATAATATTTTTGTAAATCACCAAGAGTATTTGTAGGTATTACTTTAGGTGCAAATTCAAAGTCTTTTATTTCCTTTTTTAACTCAGATATTATTTGTAAACTTTTAGTATTTTTATCTTGAATATCAGTTATAGTTTTATCAACTTCTTGTTGTGTAACTAATCCACTTTCAACAAGTTCTTTATTTATCTGTTTTTGATATTCAACATCCCTTTCTTTACTTTTTATTATTTTCTCTTGTAAATCAAGTTGTTTCTTAGAATCTTCTATTGTTTTAATACTTAAAAAACTTTGATCCATTAAACTACCAAACTTATTACGTTGAGCTTCTAACAGGTTTACTTGATTTAAGAAATCAATAAATCTCTGATATTCATCAGTTGCTAGAGCTACTTGTGTTAGTTCTTTTAATGATTGTAATCTTTGTTTAGAATATTCTCTTTCTATATCAGTTATCTTTTGTTGACCATTCTCAGTTATTTGTGCAAGTTGTTTATTTGATTGAATAACAAAATCTTGATATTCTTTTGTTGATTTAACTTGACTTGTAAATGTTGCTTTTTGTTGTGGTGTAGCTATAGTTTTACCATCAATCTCAACTTGTTTTATTTTAATATTAACAAGTTTTTCTAGTTCATCTGCTTGTTCTTTTGTTGCTATAAGTTGAGCTTCTTCAATAGCAAGATTTTCTTGTCTAACAAGATCAAATTCTGTTGTAGCATTAGCCTCTAACTTTTTATTTTTTATTATTTGATCACTACTTTTATCCGAAAGATCTCCTAATGCATCATAATATTCTTTATCTATATCAGCAAGTTTTTTAGCTTTTTCACCAGCACTATCAATAGTAGTTTGACCTAGTTTTGCAAGTCTATCTGCCTCTTTTTTAGCATTCTCATCAGCAAGTTCTCTTACAGTTTTTTCCTTAGCAGTTTCATTTGTCAATAGTTTAGCATTAGCATCCAATACTTTATCTGCTTTAGATATATATCCAAGTGCTACTTTTTCATTAGTAGCAGCCTCTTCTTTTAAACTATTAATAACACCTTGAATTCTTTGAACACTTTCAATATTATTCGCATTTTTAGCAGCATCTTGTTTTATAAGTAACTTATTTATATTAGAGTTTATTATTTCATTTTTAAGTCTTTCAGCTGCTGCTTGTTTTAAAAATTCTTCTGCCTTTGCTTCACCAATCTTAACAGAAAGTCTTATTTTTGCACCCTTAACATATTCGTTTTGTGCAATATTTATCTGTTCTAAAAATAGTTTTTCATCCGTTAAATTCTTTAATGTAGTACCATATTGATCATTTATCTTTTTAATAACAATAGCTCTATCCTCACTACCTGTTTTTAAGTTTTTTAATGATTCAATCTGACTATTAAATGTTTTTATTTCTAAATCTGTTGCAGTTTTTGTTTTTCCTATTGATTCATTAAGTGTTTTTTGTGATTCAGCAGCATCTTTTGATTTATTAGAGAATACAAGTAATACACTTGCAGCTGTTACTAATAAACCAATAACTGCTAATATTGGATTCGCGTTCATTGCACTGTTCAATGCTCTCTGAGATATGGTTGCTGCATTAGATGCTGCGGCTTCTGCAGCTTCTGCAACAGCTTGTTCACCAGCTAATAATATAGTAATCCTTCTTAATCCATTTTGTATAAGTAATGATGCTGCACTTTCTTTTTGTAATACTTCACCAACTGCTTGAATACCCTGTAAAATACTCATTGCGGATTGTACTTTTAATAAACTTGCTTCAAGTTGTTTATTTTCACCACCGAATAGAGCAGCCGCACCTTGAGCGGCAGCAAATGCACCTGCAATACCACTAGCTATACTTGTAAATCCTTTTAAATTCTTTAAATCATCACCAAGAAACTTTGTAGTAGCTTGTAAATCACCTATTTTATCTTGTAGTTGACCTGATGCTCTTGTTAATGCAGCGAATGCTTGGGATCCTTCTTCAACAGATAATGCTGCTGTCTTTAAATCACGTAGTGCTTTCTTTGTTTCTTGTACTGTTCTTGCAGACTCTGCCGCGTCAATAAGTAACTTAATATTAATATTTTGATCTGCCATTTTAATATATTTTTTTTAGAATAGTTTTCCTATTGAAGGAAGTCCATGTATAACGTCTGGATTATTATCATAAAAAGTAGATAATCCAAGTTCTTTAACCTTTGCTATTTTAGCTTGATTAGATCCTGTGAAGAATACATTTGAATGGGGTATATTTAGCTTGTCAGCGACTTTATATACCTCAGATGATCCATAGTATCCAGAACCAGTTTTACTTCTTGCAGTAATGATATAAACTTCTTTGGCATTTGTATTTCTTGCAGCTGATTGTCCTTTTAAAGTTGAAAGAACTCCATCAAAATCAAATCCAACACCACCAGAAAGTTCTATTTCTTCTATCTCAGAAAATTTATACGTACCTTTAAATAGTGCTACTTGAATAGCAATAGCTTCAAAATCACCAATAGCAATACCTTGATTTATAGCACTTCTTTTTGCCTGATATTTACTTTGTTCATCTTGTGGATTATAATCATAACAAGTTCCTTGTTGACCCCATTTATAACCAGGTTTATTATCTATTCTGCATTGACGGATTGGCATTATATATACTTATTTTATATAAAATATATATTAGAAGAATATTGTTTTTATATAATAGTTGTTATTATACCATTTACTACGGTAGCAACTCTACTATCACCAGTTGAAAATGTTCCAGTATATCCAGATCCACCTATAACAGTTGTATCTAATAATGTTTTTAAATACTCACCAGATGGGTAATCAAAAGTAGTTAAACCATATTTTAATAGTTCAAGATTGGTAGTTGTTGGATTCCAGTTTAGAACGTATTTATATCCATTATCATTTAATAATATAGCCATTATTATCCATTATTTTGTTGTGCTTTAAGTGCTTGTAAATCTGCATACATTGTTAATAACTCTTGTTCTTTTTGAGCTATCAACTCTTGTGGTGATTGTACTTCTATTTCTACTGTTACAGAATCCAATAAATTCCCATCTGTGTCATAATATTCTGTTGTGTAAAGTTCTGTTGCCATTTTATTTAGTTATTATTTTTTATTTAGTACTATAAAACATAGCTGTTAAAGTAGATCCTGTTTGAAGTCCATATGATAAACCTGCTAGATTATTAACAAAACCAAACCCAGCTGGATTTGTATATTCAACATTATATGCTCTATAAAAAGTACCACTTACTAATACGCCAGTATTCCATTTTGGGAATATAGCATTATTTGTACTCCAAGCTCTTATTCCAACTGAAGCTGATGCAGATATAATAGCAAAATAATATGTATTATTTAATGTGGATGGTAAAGTATAGTTTATACCTGTTATTATTTTATCACCACTTGTAGTTGGGTTTAATGTTCCAATAATAGAATAAGTTGCAGGACATGTTGTTGATTGTGTAATACCTTGATAAGTAAGAGATTGTGTAGCACAGTTATATACTGCAATACTAACAGTACCAGTTGCTGCTGTTTGGATACTAAATGCAAAAGTATCTATTTTATAACCTTCTTGTTCCTGAAAAGGTGTAAAATATATTCTATTTGCAGTTGGATTAAAGCCAGTAAAAGTATAGTTATATATATCATGTGTTGTTTTACCCCAAAATCCACCTGCTGAAAGTTGCCCTAATAATGGTGCTTGTAAGAAATTTGAAGTTCCAGAACCACCTGATGTTCCTGCTGGACCTGTTGCACCATTAACACCACTTGTCCCACTTGTCCCAGATGTACCTCTTGTCCCACTTGTCCCAGATGTACCTGAACTACCAGATGTTAAGTATAAAGACCAGTGTGTTGGATCACCAGTGGGAACAAATGCACCAAAAATAGCAAGAATACAGATATAACTATTACCTAAGAAAGTGACAACATCATTTTTAGCATAATCTGAACCACCTTGAAAATCTCCTGCAAAGTAAAAACCTAAACCTGAACTACCACTTGTCCCTGAACTTCCTGACGTACCACTTGATCCAGAAGATCCACTTGAACCAGACGTACCTGAACTACCACTTGTACCTGATGTACCTGAACTACCTGATGTCCCTGAACTACCTGAACTACCTGATGTACCACTTGTACCTGATGTTCCATTTGATCCTGTTGCCCCAGCTGGTCCTGTTGCACCACCACCACCTGAAATAGAATTTGTCCAAGTAAGTGTATCAGTACCATTTGTGATCATTATATATCCACTTGCAGTTCCTGGTTGTGTTGTTGGTAGGTTAAAACCAACTATTGATTGGGTTGGATTTAATACATCATTATTTGTGTTTATAACACCTGAAACTCCAAATGCGGTTGCACCTTTAATACTTCCTCCAATATTATTATTGCTTATACTATTAGCCATTATTTATATTATTTTTATTTATATATTAAATTTTAGTTGTCCTCAATGCTAAATGAAGTATTATCTTGAATATTAATAGTAATATTTTAAATCTAATATCATTTCTTAATATATCACCTGTAATACTATTTCCATAAATTTCTTTACCTATAAAGTTATCTATAATAGATCCTGATGGCATTACATTACTATAAATACCATCCTGACAACCATTATTACCTGTTATAAATGCAACATTATTACTTTCAATAATACCACCTAAAGTATTTCTAGAAATATATGACTTAGAATTTGATGATATACCATAACAAAGATTACTATTGATTGGACCAGAACCACCATTAGAAGATATATTACCTTTTATTACATTATAATAAATTCCACCAGATGTTACAGAGTTATTACTTATATCAGTTGCTTTATTATTATTAATATCAGCATTTACATTATTACTTGAAATACTACCTTCAACATCATTCTCATAAATATTACAGTTATTTGCATTTGATACTATTTCCTGTGCCTGATTGGCTGTAATATATCCATTATTAGTATTAGTTGAAATACCAGCAACAACTTCATTTAAATCAATAGCACCCACATTACTATTATTATTAATATCACCACCAATATTACCTGAAATAGTACCTGTATTAGAGTTACTTGAAATGATATTAACTTTGTTTAATATAATACCACCTGAGTTAGTATTGCTATCAATATTTGATGAGACATTCCACTGGATGTCATTTACATTACTATCATTTCCAAAAATTTGATTTGTTATGACATTATTTTTTATTTTACCAGTATTTGAGTTGTTTGTAATAAAACCACCTGTATTATGACTAATCATTTCTGTGCAAGTATTATTTACTATATCATTTGTATTATTATATTCAATATGATCAGGAATATTATTGCTATCTATATTACCTATTCCAGTATTATTATTAATATTACCTGGAGTTGTATTATCACTTATATAACCTGCATTACTATTAAATCCAATATAACCATCTACCAAGTTGTAAGAGATATTATCACCATTTGTATTTAAATAAATACTACCATCAGTACCTGATGTATTTTGTGAAATATTTCCAGCATTTGAGTTGTTGAATATTGATCCAACAATCTCATTATATGAGATATGACTATTGTTATTATTGTTATAAATAGCTCCAGATATATTATTATTAATATCACCAAGATTATAGTTAGCTGTAATATTTCCACTTATTTGATTGTTTCTAATAAAACCAGAAATATTATTATCAAATATTGCAAAAGATCCTATATTAGTATTATCTTGAATATATTTAGCTCTATTGTTGGCAATCTCTGCATTATTTAAATCATTATCTCTTATAGATCCATCAAATATATTATTATCTTCAATGTTTGTACATTTATTACCATATATAAATCCTACCACATTATTTGCAAGTATAGTAGTTGGTGTAGTTAAATCATTACAAACATTGTTCCACATCCCTTTACAAAAGTTATTACTTCTAAATGGTATATTATTAAAACCTATACTAATACTATTATGCCAATCTGAAATATCAATGGTATTTTGTGGGTAAAGTAGATCTCCAAAATCTTGACCTTCACCATAAATTTCATTACCATGACTATCCCTTTGATGTGTAACTTCTTGATTTACAAGATTATAACTAATGTCATAAACTATATCTTTATAATAAGCTAGTGAAATTTCTAGTTCCCAAGTTACAGTATCTAAGTTATAATCACCTTCAATATTTCCGGCACCTGTATCTATATTTCTCCATACTCTATTACAGAATATTACTCTATCATCAACTGAATAGTTAACAGTTGAATACCAATCTTCAACAACACTATCTGTATAAATAGGTGTACTCATAACTCTTTTACCAGATGTTAAATCTACTGTATTATTTGTCATTGCAAGTAAAAAGATATTGTAATCTATATCAATAGGAAAAGGATCACCTGGATCTCCTGATAATGTGTATTGAAAGTTATACCAGTTTCCAGGAAGTAAAGTAGAATTTGATGCAGAGATTATAAGATCATTATATGTAGTACTTATAATAGCATTTGTTGAAGGACCACTTTGAGTACCATTAAAAGTACCATAGAAATTTGTAGCATATACATCAGTTGCATTTATAATGTTTGCAGAGATGTCATTAAATGAGTTTAAATATATTGTGAATAGAGAACCATCATTTATAAATATTGTCGCTGCATTGGTTGCCTGATCCCACTGAAAACCTGCAACAGATTGTGTTAATAATATAGGAGTTAAATCAACAGAATAAGCATCTACTAAATCAGTTCTATCAAATCTAATAACATTCCCATCTAAGTAAGATGAAGTTGTGTAATCATTTGCTGTTGGCCCCATTGGTAAATTTGTTAATAAAGAACCATCACCAATAAAATAGGAAGCACTTAATCCACCATCTAAGATAATATCTGAGTGGATGTGCATATATCCTAGATCACCATTATAGATATTATTTACGGATATATCTTGTGTGAAATCTACTGTGTTATTGAAATAAGATGGATTGCTAACTGTTCCACCATTCCATTCTGTTAAAACTCCTGTTAAGTTAGAACCATCACCATAATATACAGATCCAGTTGAACCAAATATGTTTGCATCAATAGATGTTGCAGATATTGTAGTTGAAGTCATTCCAAATGCAGAAAATGTTGGTGCGAAAACTGCATTAGAATATGAACCACCATTTGCTTTTGAAACAAAGTCACCAATAAAAGAACCAGTACCACCTGTACCAGATATAGGTAAAATTCCATTTAAAGTTCTAACCCATAATAGGTCATCGTAAGCATTTAAAAAGTATTCTCCAATATAAATATCTGTTGGATTCCACGTTCCATCGTTGTGGTCATTAGTAGAAGGTATAGAAGGTACTTGTCCTGTTAAAGTAGTATATTTTATTTGAAGTCTTGCATTAGTATTTTCACAACTCATATGTCATTTTTCTTTTTGTTATCATAAATATATATTAAACAATATATGTTTTTATGATCTATTAATAGAGGATATAACTTTTGATCCAATAAGTACATTATTTATACCACCAGATATTACTCCTGAACTTGTTAAACAGTTATTTCCAGATATAAGTGGAAGCTCAACATTTTGAACTCTACCATCTTTTAATAAAACACCTTGTATAAAAGAAACATTACTTTCAGTAACAATATGATTACTACCAACAATGGTGACATTTTCAAGATTAGGTGCAACAGTATTATTATCACCTGTTATAGCAATCTTTCTAGAACCAGATGAAACTGTATTACTACTACCTCTAACTGCAACTTCTGTAACACCAGGAGCTATTATGTTATTTTGTCCTTGTACTATCTGATTTTGTTGTCTATAAAATACATTTGATGTACTTGTATCAAATAAACTAAAACTAGGATTTGGTGGTGTATCAACAAATGTATTAGGTTTTGTTGGAATAGACCATTGATAAGGTGTAGAAGGTGCAGTAACTGGACTAAATAATGGTGTTGTTATTGATTCAGTCCAAACATCATATCTTGTGAAACCCCATTGGTTTATATTCTTTATAGGATTTTGATAAGGAACACTCCAAAGTGCTGGAATAAATGCTTCATTTGCACTAGAATATGCACCTTTATATGGTTTCCAAGCACTTACTCCACCTGTTTTAACAGATACTGGACTTTCTGGATTAGGTTTCCATCCAATAATATCAGTATAGGTCATATAAGCAGGAGTAAATGAAGCAGTATCTAACTTTTTAATAAGTTGTACTTCCGCAACATATGTAAATGGATTATAAGTTATTTTATTTATTCTATATTTAACGAAATTTACTACTATCGTTGCAGTTAAATCCATATTTTGAATATCTAAACTTGATAAAATACACGTTGCAGTTAAAAGATGTCCATCTGGATTAGTTACTTCCAACATTTGATTTCTCCAATATACATTAAATAGGTTATTATTTGTTATAGTACCATTTAGATCTCTCAAATCATAGTATAACTTTTTAGATAATCCATATTCTAATGTTTGTGATGGATCAAATGGTCTATCATTATGTCCTGAATAAGGATATTTATCCAAATATAATATAGGAGTTTCTTGTAATGTAGTAACATAAAGTGGTTTTGGTATTGAAAATTCTATTAATGTACTAACTTTATTTCTTTTTGTTGCAACAAGACCACCATAAAATAATATACGTGTTTTAACTCCAGTATTAGAATATTTAGTTCCGTCAAGTTTAATGAATGCTGGTGAAACTATATCAGTTCCTGCAAACTGATATTGAGGTGATGGTGAAAATATTGTTGTTATAGTTTCTTCATTATCAATAAAATCATTATCAACTTCTATTCTTTTAGTTCCATGAGTTTCTGTAAATGCAATCTGATAATCATCATTTAAATAATCACTATCTTCTCTATATTGAAATAAATATTTATTTGCAGTCATTTCATACAAAGGTTCTATTGTAACGTCATCTGAGTTGTTTATTTTATCAGTCCAATCCTTTACATTAGAAGTATTATAAAATGTATCACGTGGCTCTATAATGAACTCTCTATCGTTTCCTGTTGGTTTCCAATAAAGATTAAATAGATTATTTATACCTACGATGAAATCAGTTATTTTAACACTACTATCAAGAACTTTATTCATATTAATAGTCTGTCCAAATTCAACAGTTTGATCTAAAATGTTTGCATAAAATCTAGAACTTTCAGTTTGTGTTGGATATGGTTGTCCTCCACCAACATACATTTTAATAGCACCACCAATACTAGCACCAGTTGATTGATTTGTAAATCCAGATTTAAATTTACCAGCAGGTATACTCCAATCAACAAGAACTGCATATTTTCTACCTTTTACTAGTTCACCTTCAAATTTAACAAACATAGTATTACTTTCAACACCACCATAACCATAACTTTTACCATTAGTTTTAAATGTAGTAGTTGTGGATCCCAATACTTTAACAGTACCTTGACCAAGAGTTGTAACACCAAGTGTTTGTATTGGTGCACCACTTGGATTCCAATCTGTAACATCACATAGTTTTAAAGTAACTGGAATATTCTCACCAACATAGTTTATAGTAACAAAAGAAGATGGAACCATTTCTAAACCAATGATTACATTGGTAAATAAAGCATATTTAAAAGTTTTAGTTGGTGTAAAGAACCCTGTTGTTGGATCATATAAATTTGACGGATCTTTACCTGGTTCTACTGTATCATTTGTAAACTTAATAAGATTATTATTTCTTGTCCAAACAACTTGTGGAGACATTTGAGGACTAATCTCAATACCTGGATTTGCAGGAGTTCCTATATTAACAATAAACTGAGTTAGTTCTTGTGTGTTTGCAACACTCGTTAATGATGCATAGAAGTCATCTGTTACTCTATCTTTTCCAAATGGTATAATAAGACTTCTAAAAGTATCTGTATCAAAAAATCTAGATCTCCACTTCCATCCATACTTATCAAATATCTTTCTCATTATAGTTCTAACGTACACTGCTGGAGTCCAGTCTAATGTAGTTGCAGATAGTTTCATTTCAGTTTGTCCTTTGTTAATAAATGGATATACATAACCTTCACCTAGAACGAACGGTTGTTTAACACCGTTCTTCCATATAAATCCTGGTTGCACTTTAGCAGTATATTGATTTGTTGTTGCTGATACTCCTGGTCCAAAGTTCTTTGTAAAACAAGGAATACTTGTAGCCCAAGATGCCATTATATTTTCTCTATTGAAATCATGATTGTATTCTGATATATCTATCTGACTCAAATCTGCATCTTTTATATCATTAAAGAAATCTGCAAGAGATCCATAAATAGTAATCTCATATCCAATCTTTTGATTATCATCATTTTTAATAATCTTGTTTAGTTGTAAAGATCCTTCAAAACTAATATTACCATTAAATAAAACTTGTGCAAATAACTTTTTACTAGGATTAAATAAATGAACTGAATATCCTTGTTCAAAAATTCCATTGAAAATTTGATTGTTTTGTTTTGTACCAGGAATAGTAAACTTTCTAATATAGTTGGCTTTTCTCTTTTGAGGTTCAGTAACATCTGAAAGTTGAAAAACCATATTTAAATCAGCATCACCAAGATCTAATGTACCAAGTATTGATCCACTAATATTTTTAACATTTATAGCTATATCCATTATTATTTATTATATTTATATTTATATCATTATTACTCTTGTTCGCTTTTAGTAAAAACTCTGGTTATTATAACCAAAACCATAAGGATCATTACCAACACCATAAGTATTTATTTGTTGTTCTGTATACTCAACATCACCACCTCTCTGAATAGTTCTGTCATAAGATGTTTCAAATTCAATAGTGTATATATACAAGTGACCTGCATCTCCTGCATTTTCTTTATTTGGTATACTGATATCTGTTGCTGTTAAAGTAATAGGATGTAGTTTATCATTAGTCTCATCAATCCAATATACTTCTGAACTTTCATAGATCCAGGATAACCAATCAATCTTTTCTTGTGTTAAAAAGTTTGATCTAACAATATAGTTTAATGTTGATTTAGTATCATATGTAGTTCTACCTCTATTTCCTTGTGAATAAGTATATTTATTATTTTGTGCAGTTTTAACTTCTTTCAGTTTCTTTTGGTAAATAGACTTTTCTATCTTTAAAGATTTATTACTTCCTAAATCAAATGTATAGAAGTCCCATCCACCTAGTGGATTTAAAAACATTAACTTGTATTTTGTTTTAGATACACAATCACAAGATATATTAAATGTATAAGTTTCTGATTTTTGAACTGAATAAGTATTCCAAGGAGTTAATGTTGAACTTGTAACTACTCTTACAAAATATTTATAACAAGAACCATTAGTAAATTCAGGATAAGTTCCAGCTTGAATATAGTTTTTAGGTCCGCAAGCTTGAATAGTAGATGCAGTTTGAACTGGTGCATTCCAATATTTAACTGCTATAATCTTTTCAATATAATCGGATGGCAATGGAAACTGAAAAGGTGGTCCAATCGTGTTTACCCAAACATATGTGTTACCTCCAGATACGGTTTTTCTAGCAACCTGACCGTAGAAGGTTCCAGCATCACAACTAATCTGTGCGTAATCACCAAGATTATAGTTATTAGCATCAGCTGTTGGTATTAGTATTCTTTGATATAAAGTAGCACCAAGTCCAGGAATAGTGGCAGCATCTGCCCCTCCATCTGCGTAATAAGCTGCAGTAGTAGACCAAGTCTCTGTTTGTACTTTGTATAAATTTGATGCTTGTGCTGAACCAAATGTGGATAAAGTCCAATGCTCATTAGAACATACATTTATAGTCTTTAAAGAATCAGGTCTATTACTTAAAAACTTAGTTGTATTATTTGACCAAATATATGGTGTTGGTGTCCAATCTAAATATTCCTGATATTGTAATGCACCATTAAATGCATAAGATAAATCAGCAGATGTGTTAGCTTGTCCTTTTAAAACCACATTGTCTTTTGTAACAACATTACCAATAATACCTACTGGCATTACGCCTGCATATGGTGCATCAAATGTTAACATAACACAAGATTGTCCACCAAAAGAAACTATTGATTTCTCTGTTATTTTAAACTCTGTATTCTCATAATATTGTTGACCTACTTGTGTAGTTCCTGCACTGGTTTGTTTAATAAGAACTGTATTACCAATATATAAGAAAACTCTATCTAGTCCAGATTGTCCTGCTAAATTTCCATTGTATATTTTTAATGTTAAGAAGTTAGTTCCATTAATATTTTTATAAGACCAAGGACTACCTGTTAAACCATTTGATGAGAATGCTTGATAATAATATAAGTTAGGATAATATGGATCTATTGTCTTAGGTCCTAATCCACTTATTATAGCATATGAAGCTCCCTGACCAACTATCTTTCCCCAACCATTATATGCATTCACATTAGATCCACCAATCAATACAAGAGACCCTACGTACCAAGATTTAAATGCAGCAGTTAATACATTTAATCTAAAATGAGTTGCATCATAAGCTGCTATATTTGAAACTGGGTTAGCTGATGAATATTCTTCACCAAATGAAACATAATATCTTCTATTTGTTTTAGCACCAGAATAAGTAGTTGCATCTGATTGTAAGAATATATCATATCCAATAAAATTCTCAATAACTCTGCCTACTTCAAACACACCTTTATTATCGTGTGAAATATCTGGATGGTGTCTTAGCTCAGATACTTTATTATTATCAACATATATTTCACATATATATCTGAAGTTAGATCTTGTTTTTAATGAAGAATCTAATGTAAATCCTAATCCATTATATACTGGAAGTAAGTTTTTTGAAAGACCTTGGTATGGTCTATTTAGTATAGTAACTGGCATATTCTATTTTTATTTTTTATAAGTTTTATCAAAGTATTGAACATCTCTTAATATTTGATCTACTGCATCATCTGCAAAGTCTTTACCCATTTCTCTTAATATTCTAGCAACTATTGCCTGACGATTTTCAAATGGTTTTGTAAAGTTAATCCAACCAGATTGATTAGGTCCTGGTCTCTTTTTAGTCCAACCAATCTTTCCAATACTTTTCATAATAGGCCAAGCAGCTTCTTTTGGTATTCCCTTTATTTTGCACCATTCTTGAATATCTCTATAAGCTGGTTGTTTACCAGGTTTTCGTCCTAGGTCTATTTCCAATCCATAATAAACATAATCAATATCCATATGGAACTGATCATTCCTATCTTTGTATACTTTATATTTAACAGAGTTATATAGATTACCAGTTGCAAATGCACCATTTAACTTAATGATACCTTTCATCTGTTTCACTATATCTGCTGCGATATATGTTAAATCTTCTAATAGTTTTTGATCGGGCATCTTAGTATGGATCACACTCCGATGGTGCGGTTGCTGTTATATTTATATCAAAGTACCACCCCACGCAATAATCAACGAACCTCTCGCTGAAGGGTAAACATTGTATTGGTGTATCAACTTCAACTTCATCCTGTACAGTTGATCTAAAAACATTTATTACATCTTGACAAATTCTTAATGTATCAGATAAGATTTCTCTTTGGTGAGAATCATCTGTACTATCCTGATCAAAAATAAGAACTCTAAAACTATATTTAATAGTATGATCACTTATTTCCATATTTTGGGGAACACACCACATAAAAGGATAATCAACATTATTGGGAATAGTTGCATCAATTTGAGTCACGTCACCAGATCCAAATCTTTTTAAAAATGGATTTGCTATTTGAATATTTTCAAAGGTTGTTAATATATTATTGTACGTCATATTATTTATTCATTTCTTTTTCGTAACTCATCCAAACCAAGCATTCAATAAATGTTTTATTTACTACTTGTTCTGTCTTTGTTATGTCTCCGTCACATAGTCTGTATATTATACCGATCCAGTTCCATTTACTTTGTCTTTTATCTTCTTCTATTCGTTGCGCGTCAGTAAAGCTAGGTCTATTCCCATCAGTTGGGATATCTTCATCATCTCCTTCTGATTGTTCTGTGTCAAATAGTCCTGCAAATTTTTCGTATAAATCCTTACGATAGTCCAAAAAAAAAGAAGATTGCCATAAACAAAATCAAAATCTAGATCTAAAAAGGTATCAGCTACTTCTTTATTAAACTCATAAGTTTCTAATGTATATTTCTTTGTAATAAAGTTATAACTCTTTACTGGTAAATATACTATTGATAATATGTTATGTACATTCTCTAAAAATCCAGCAGCATATAGCTCTTCTATGTCGACCATTTGAGCCAAGCTAAGTTTAGCAAAGTTTACTATACCATATCTTTTACCATTCCATTTAAATGTTTCATCTTTTCTTTCTTCTGGTAAAGTTCCCACAAAATCCCACTGTTCATATTCAGAAGTTATTTCATCAAATGTCATTTGTTCTATTTCAAATGGATCCACATTTTTTATAATAGAAAGTCTACTTACAATCAAATCCAAATCATTCTCAGGACTTAGTTGTATAAGTTCTATAGCAGTTTTTAGTTTAATGTCTTTCCAAGACTTTTTGTTTTTCTTACTCATATTAATAAATATATTTTTTCTATTTTATGTTTTCGCCGTATATAACTAATCTATTATAAACTCTTTCTCGGCAAGCACCACAACTTGGTGTCCATTCTTTTAAATCTGGGAATATTGCATTATTAAGGTTAAACATTCTTGTGCACTGATTAGCATCTATAAAATCTTTTCCTTTTAGTTCTTCCAATAGAACTTTTAAGTCTTTGTCATTTTGTGTCATTTTGTTTGTCTTTCTATTATCGTTGCTAGTACTGAAGATATACAAGCAATGTGTATGCTCCAAGTTGCGATTAAAACAACCCAGAATGTTAAACAAGTGGTACAGTAAATAAGCCTGTGTAACCACCTTTTATTTTTATAAGTTATCTTATCATAACTTTCTGTTTTAAATCCAAGAGATCTCTTTAAATGCAGTATAGGCTCTGCTACTTGTAACAGCCAACCGAGGCAACTCCAAAATATAATATCATTCATAACTTTTTCTTTATTTCTTCTTTCAGACCCACCATCATTTTGTGGATTGAATATTTTGATTTGTAGTTTATTTTCTTTCCATTTATAATCTTATAAAATGTATACTTATCTTTGATACGATCATAAGTTAGATCTTCAAGAAAATATGCTTTAAATAGTATTTGATGTGATGGATGTAATGTTGGGAAAATATCGTGGATCTTTAATATATTATTTATCTGATCATCTGTATAAATATTTCTTAGATCTGTAATATAAGGATCCTCTGTTTCTGTTGATTGTATTTGATCTTCTTGTTCTGGTATTTGATCTGTCATCTTATCATTCTGATATAAACATTTTCTGTTGAATGGACTTGTCTTGTGTCTACCTTGGATCTTTAACCAGGATACTGAAAATCCTTCTAACATTTTACCATCCATATAAGGATCTAACTTTTCTTTATTTGCATATAAAAAGATTGCTAGTTCAGATACAAGTTCACAAGGATCTGTCTTCATTTTAAATGTAATGTTTTTAGCACACTCTAATAAGAAATCATATCTGTTTGTGAGAAATTCGTCTACTGTTTGTTTGTATTGTTTCTGTGTCATATACTATATATTAAATACAAAATATCTCTTGTTTATAAGAAACCAAAATCATAGATATCTGTTGCCTTACCACCCATCTTTCTTTTATATAAAACTGCATATCTTATAGCATCCATAGCATCGTCGTGAAGTTTAACTGGCTCGTCTTGTAGTTTATCATTTATCATTTTCCATTTGTAGTTACGAAATTCACGAGCAACATTAGTACTATCAATATGGTAGTTTAATCTTATTGATTTTACTGCATCAATACCTTCTTTTACATTTTTAATAGCATTGTGAATATCATAACCTTCTCGTCTTATCTGTTCTATTATCTCAGGCCGAGCGTAGTCCCCAACTATTTTAATGTTTTTTGGTATTTCTAATGTGTTCATTCTATCAATGAGCTCATCCGTTGTTAAATAACTTTCATATAATATTTCTGTTAGGTATACTTCATTATCAGTAAAGTCACATTTGATCAGTGCAGTTGGATGGACAAATCCAAAGTCAAGTCCATAAATAGTTTCTATAATATTATCTGGAAGTATATCAAATGATTGTTGGTGAGAATATATAACGTGATTAGATCTACTTGGAAGACCTAATGCATATATGTTATAATAGTCCTGATCTATATTAATCAGATCTTCTATTTCTTTTACTTGTTCCTTTGGTAGGAATGTATTATCTTTATAAGTAGAATGGATTAATATTGAATCAGGTTTTTCTATTATATCATATAACCAATGTTCTGAATCCGATGGATTAAATGAGGCAAATACTTTTGTGGTAGTTCTGATGTTTAACTGAACAAAAGTCTCTCTATCAACTTCATTAGCCTCTTCACACCAAAGTATATCTCTCTTCCTACCTCTTACCTTTTGACTGTCATCCAGTGAGAAAAATTCAAGATAACTTCCATTAGAAAATGTATAAATATTTCTAGTTTTATTGTGTTGTTTTTCAGAATAAAGTTTATACTTATTTAATAGTTCAAATATATCTTTCATTGCAGTTTCTCTTAAAGATGGTAAAGTCTTTCTAACAACTGAAACAGATTTACCTGGGTTCTGCAAACAATAGATAATAACGAGTTGTGATAATGAGAATGATTTAGAACTACGAGAGGATCCTTGATTGATTACAAATCTAATACTATCATCATTTAGGGCTTCATAGTTTCTTGTGAACACATTAGTATGTTCAATATTTAGTTCCATTATTTACTTTTCTTTTTTCTAATAGTTTTAATAGTTTTTTTAAATTCAGTATTATTTAATAAAACTTCCTGATCTTCAATGGGAACTATTATAACTTCTTCTAAAAATTCTCTCAACCAATAAATATGATTGTAAATAGTAATGAGTTGTTTATCACTCATACTGGAAAGATCATAATATGTTCCTGAAATATAAATCTTTTTGTCTTTAAACTCTTCTTTAATCCTTACTTTCATCTTCTTCATCTTTTCCTTTTTCAAATAAACGAATCACTGTGATCTTATCACCACCTGTAGTTACATCTACTTCTGTTTTAAGATTATGTAATCCACTAATCTTATTAATCTCTTTTAATATTTCAAGTGCAAGCCTCTTATCTTTTACATCTAATGCGTCCTGGTACATTATCTCTAACTTTACAATAGTTTCTTCAAGTCTATCCTTTGCAATGGATTTAAGGGTATCTAAAATGATTGGTTTAGCTTGTCTTAATAGTTCATATGAATATGATATTTGAATACAAGCTTGTTTATTTAACCATTCCATTATTACTGGTTGGCTTATTCCTGAGCAAGACATCTCTACTATCTTATTGATTAGATCTTGTTTTTTTAGTTCTGGTTGTTTTTTTCTTGCCATTTTCGTTGTTATATTATTTTAGTATATATTAAAGATTAAGTCTTATAATATTCTATTCTTTTTGTTGCAATCTCAAAATACTCTTCTTCCATTTCCATCCCACAAAATTTAAAGCCCTCTTTAACTGCAGCACAACCAGTGGATCCACTACCCATAAAAGGATCTAATACAATACCATTTGGTGGTGTGATAAGTCTGCATAAGTATGCCATTAAATCAATAGGTTTAACTGTAGGATGGTTGTTCTTTGTAGGTGTATATCTCCCATAAGGATTACCATCCTCACCATTAAGTGCCTTCTCCATATGATTAGGTCTGAACTCAGCACCTGCCTGTAGTTTTTCTTCCAACTCATCACAACCAACATTTCTTTCTTTCTTACTTACTTTTGCACAATAGAAGAATCTTGAAGGTTCACCTAAAACTTTACCTGCATCTTCATCTAATATAATATTGGCTGGAAAACGACCTTCACTATTACTCACTTGTATTCTTTGTTTATGTCCTGTTGCTGGTTTTGTATCACCATCATAGTTGTGATACATAACACCACTCTCTTTACCTTCTACTATTTCATTTTGACCTGAGCCATAAGCACCTTCAACTCTGCAACCATCTATATTGATACCACCAGTTCCCCACTTTAATACATTTAAAGCAACTGTCTTTTCACTTAGTGGTTTTCTTGCAAGACAGATTGGTTCATTAGCAGGTTTTAGTGCTGTGCCCCAGCCTTCCCATTCAGATGTGCCTTTTGTTATATCTAAGTCTTTTACTTCTCTTTCATTATGATTACCTTTACCAAAATCATTATTCATTCTTGGTTGTTTTATTTCACCAACAACTTCTCTTTCATTCCCTTGTATCTTATCAATAGACTTTCCTATATTATGACTTTTTGGAAAGCCACTACCATATAACCACATAATCTGATCTCTTATCTCAAAACCAGCATCTTCTATGTTTACTGTCATTCTGTGGTATGTTCTTGTTCCACCAAAAGATAATACGTGTCCACCTGGTTTTAGTACTCTATATACTTCTTTCCAGAATTCAACTGAAGGAACATTGTGATCCCATTTTTTTCCCATAAAAGATAATCCATA